ATGAATCAACAGAAGGTGATTTGGTGATTGAAGCTCTTATCTATAATCTTGGCAATACTACTGGCGGTTCTGGCGATGTCAAAATAGACATTTTGAGGGGCCCGACAGCAGGAGATATTATTACTAATGCTAATAATGTTCTTGTCGGTGCTGGAATCGAAGCCAATCAAAATTTTGGATCTGCAAAGAGTTTGAATGGTAAGTTTTACAAAGGCGCTAGTGGCGAGAGTGCTTTCACAAACGGTAGTGTAACAGTGTCCACAAGGTCTGCCTCAAATACAGGGAGGATCTATATTTCATTGGGTGCAGTAGTTATACCTAGGGGGACATCGTTAGGTTTAGACTATACTCCCCCTTCGGGCAATACATCTCAAATATGCCAGTTTGCAATTGCTTGCTATATGTCGACGTCAGAAGTAGGAGAACCATAATATGGCAGTTACGATCAAGGATAACACTGGCAAAAGTTACGGTTTAAAGATTGATCAAAAGAATCGTTTATTTGCCAAATCGACAAGTTTGTCTCATCAATATGTAATTAGTAGTGAAGAAGAAAGAGCTTTTCAAGTAGTCTCAGAAAAGGCTATTGCAGCTTCTGAGATTAAACTTCTCCTTTTGAAAAATACATCAGACACTCGAGATTTGGTTATTAGCTACATTAGGCTTGAGACTATAGGTGCAGCGGCAGCAAACGTGAATGCATATTGGACAGTATACACGGGTGGCGATTATGCCAGTGGAGGTACAGCAGTAACTCCGGTTAATATGAATGTGGGCTCTGCTGTATCTGCCGAAGGTAGTTTTTACGATGCAACCGCATCAACTATTGTTACTTCTGGCACATTAAATACAATAGATAAAACTTGGATAACGAATGATAATATCACCTATCGAAAAGAGGGCTCTATTGTCTTGCCAAAAAATGCTTGCTTAACCATTTCCTGGACAGGTTCTACGGCTGCTGGAACAGCTAGAGCTAGAGTTTCCTTCTACTATAATGATAAATCATGATTGAAGTACAGATAGCCAGGCAAAACAATCTTGCAGCAATTACTGAAAGAGGCGAATTAGCTGTCGGTCCAAGAAAAGCTTCAACTTTTTATACTGCTACAGCTTCAGTAAATAATACTGCTGTGAATGTTGTCGCTCCAAAATCAGGCATGATATTCATCATTACAACTATAGTTTTGAGTGGAGATAGGAATATCGGTGCAAATGGTGCAATAGTAGACTTGTTTGAAAACGATATAGGCCCAACTGATGGCACTGTTGATACACAGATTTATCAGGATGAAATAGCAAAACAGACTCGTGCAGTTCTAACAGGCCTATACATTGCAGTTCCTGCTGGTAAGTGGGTGAATGTAAAAGCTGATGATGTAAATGTTCGTGCGAATATAGCGGGTTTTTATATACCTAATGGGTCTTTGACAGCCCTAGCAGATGGGTAAAGAATGAAATATCCAGAGATAGCAAAAAGATTAGATTTCCTTAATACGGCTTTGGGTAATAAAGCTCTAGGCTATAGATTTCGCCGCGAGTTAAAAAAGATTGTTAATCAATATGAAAAGGATATAGAGCTTGCGGAAACCTTTTATCATAGCCGAGATAGGCAGCAACTGGCGAAAACATCACACGGATGAAGATGCAGAAATTGCATTGCGCCAAATTCGTGCAGCTAAGATAGCGAAAGCTGATGCTGTCAAGTTTCAAATGTTTACCCACAGAGAACTTTTTGATAGGCCAGGAAAAGAGTGGGGTTTGCCTAGAGGATTAGTTTCTTATATTCATGACTTTTGTCACTCCGTCGATATTGAATTCATGTGTACGGCTTTCAGTGTTGATGGTTACGAGTTCATTGACCAATATGTTAAGCATCATAAGATTGCCAGCCCTGAAGCATGTGCAAATGACATTAAAGCCTGGGCACACAAACAAAAGAAACCAGTCCTATGGTCGAACGGGTGTGCAGGCGGCTTATCTGAGCTTGAGCCTTTTATTCCTCTTGCTTGCGTAAGTAAATATCCAGCAGATTTTCTTGAGTATGATGTATCAAGTCTTACGCACTTAGAGAAGTGGGGTATTTCTGATCACACCTTAGATAGTCGTTTAGCTGTTTTTGCCAGGAGTCGAGGTGCTTCCTATTTTGAGAAGCATGTAGACTTTTTGCCACACTTGGGCAGTGGGCCCGATACTTGTGTATCAATCGATGGCGACAGTTTTGCTGATTATGTGAGTGTGATTCATAAACAGGAAAAAATAAACTTTGGAGAAAACGCGCTAGTTGCCCGTAGTAAATACGGCAGAAGATTAACAGATGCGGGATGGTTTAGACCATGATTAGAAAAGAAAAAGATGGCTATGTTGTCATATCTCAAGACGGTAAAAAGTTGGGTGGGCCATATAAGACAAAAGCTCAGGCTGTTCAACGTTTGGCTCAGGTAGAACATTTTAAACATAAGAAGAGCAATGGCTAAGGAGATTGCAATTGTCGGAAGGCCGAAAGTAGGCTTGCCTAGGGAGTCTTTTATAAGCGATGCAAGAAGGGAGATAGACAATATTTAAGCGCATTTTAGTTTATCTTTTTATGTTAGCTTTTCTTCTTATGATGGCCGCAAATGGTCTAATGAAGGCATATATGGCCCAAAATTGGGTAGGATTTACATTTACTTGTATCGTAAGTGGGTTTGCTATTTTTGTTTTTATTTGGAAAGGCTTTTAGGGTTGAATGACAATATTCAAACTTCACAAATTCCAAGAGCAAGCGTACACATCAAACAAACGCATAATTGTGATCGCTGCGGGCATACAATCTGGGAAAACAACGACTGGTGCTCTCTGGATAGGAACGAAAGCGGGTCAAGTACCCTCTGCCTCAAACCTGATCATCTGTGCTCCGACTTACAAGATTCTGACTCAAGCTACGCTGCCAAAATTCCTACAAGTATTCAAACAATTTGGAAAGTATCACAAAGTTGACTCAATCTTCAAATTTCACTCCGGCCCTACGGCTTACATTAGATCCCTCACAGACCCAAACGCTCTTGAAGGTATTACAGATGTCGAAGGAATTTGGCTCGATGAAGGTGGACTTATTTCTAGATACGCATGGGAAAACGTTGAAGGTAGAAGTGCATTCAGACAATGCCCTATTCTCATATCTACAACCCCATACGCACTCAACTGGATGTTTAAAATGTGGGAGGAGTGGGGTCAGGGTAAACGCCCTGAGGTAGAGTTTGTCCAATTTACATCTAAAGACAACCCCCATTTTCCTGATGCAGAATTTGAGCGTCAAAGAAGGCTTCTAGATTCTAGGCGCTTTCAGATGAAATATATGGGACAATTTGGCAAAATGGAGGGCCTAGTATATGAGAAAATCAATACGTGCAAGTCTTTTAAACTTGAACCAGGTACTAAGTATTATGCTGGGATTGATTGGGGATATACTAACCCCTTTGTGCTCTCGATCCGTGCTCTTACTCCCTCGGGAATTCATTATCGTGTAGCTGAATTTTATAAGTCAGGCTTGATGATGGAGGAAATCGTTAGGATTTGTCAGCAAAGAAAAGAGATTTACAATATTGAACTCTTTATTGCTGACCCTTCTGCTCCTGCTAATATTGAAGCCTTAAATCGTGGTGGCGTTACTTGCATACCTGGAAATAACGATGTTAGAGCAGGGATTGACGAACAAAGTCGCCTTTTCAAGGAGGAAAGGCTATTTATTTTTGAAGATGATAACCCTAACGGACTCGATGAGTACAATACTTACCATTATCCAGAACCGAGAGATTATAGAATCGATGAAGATCAAAAAGAGCCTGAACCAGTAAAGGCAAATGACCACGGTTGCTTTAGAAAAGGCACTTTAATAAAGACCGTTGAAGGAGATAAACCGATCCAAGAAATAGGGGTTAATGACTACGTGCTAACACCTTTAGGTCGCAGTCGTGTAATAAATTCGGGCCCTACTGGGGAAAGAATTACTGTAAAAGTTACCTTCTCAAACGGATGTTATGTTTTTTGTACAGCAGATCACCCATTTTATACTTTCAAAAAAGGCTTTGATCTTCCGGAAGTTGGATGTAATGTATCGGTATGGGACGAAGCAAAGAACATTTCATTATCTTCAATAATCACACGTATCGCTGGGATGGCCATTACTATAGTAGGACGGCTAAGCTACATAGGGATATCTGGGTTAAGCACCATGGGCGACCTATTCCAAAAGGTTACCACATACATCATAAAGATGGCGACCCGACGAATAACGAC